TGATGTTTACAGTTTGGCCTACATAGAACACATCATCGACATAGTCATTGAAGTAAGAAGTGCCGGTATTGGTGCTATTGCTATGCCCAATTATTGGAGTCGTATTAGCCCATAGAAAAGGGATCAACACATTGTCCGCAGCATCACAGACAGACTGAAGGGTCGAGTCTGCGTAGAGTGTGCCAACGCCAAGTGCGGTGCGTAACTCTGCAACTGTTGTGTAAGACATTTGATCTCCTTTCTAAAGACTGGAGGGGTAAAAGGGCATTACCCCTCCAGCGACTTAGTAACCTATTATGTAAGGTTGAACTTGCGAACGCCCTTACCTGACTTAGCAACATAAACTGCAAGATAGCCATAAAGCGCGATCTCAAGTTCACCTGTTGAAAGTACCTGAAGGCGAAGGTTTGTGACTGGAGATTCCCAGACATAAACTGATGAAGGTGCGATCAAGAACGCTGAGTTATCTACAACGCCTGAAGCAGCGATGTTGTGGTCAACGATCAAGTCTGTTCCGAGGATATTTCCACGAACTGATGATGCAACTGCTGAACCTGAAGCGTTCATTGTTGCGCCCTGTGCTGAGTAGAGTGCGCGACCTGTTGAGTCTGCGTAACCTGTAATCGCTGCCCATTGGTCTGTGTTAGCAACCAACTTGTTAGCGAAGTCTCCGCCTGTACCCTTGTAAGCGGCTGCGCCTTCTACAGAGATGAATGACTGAAGGCCTGCTGCTGTTGCAGCAACGCCTGTGGCTGTTGTGCCGGCTGAGATGAGTTCAGTAAGAACTGCTGTATCGGTTGCCTTTTCGTACGCCTTGCGGAGTTCTGCCATGAGCAGTTCCATGAATGAAGGAGACGAACGGTCAATTAACTCCCAAGATATGCGGTTGAGGCCGGCAAACTTGTTGATCGAAACGGTGTCATAGGCTGAAGTCATTCCGACATCTGTGACTGTTGCGCCTTCGTTAACATCTGCAACTGAAGGTGCTGTGTCTGCTGATGTAGCGTTTGTGTAAAGGCGTGGAACTGTAAAGGACATGCCTGAGTCAATTAACGCATTTCTGGTCACCGCATCAAAAACAGGACGGCCTGTGAATGTATCTGTGATGAATGAATTAAGGTGCTGTGGAAGTGTCAAGCCTGTGTTTGTTGAAGTTGAATCATCTGCTGCGCGAACTACGCGGCGTGAGTCATCGTCTCCAAGTGCTGACTTGATAGATGCTTCGAGATATTGTGCAGATGAGATAGGTGCTGTGCGCTCTTTCGCATATGCAGGTGCTGCTACAGTTGGACGAGCGGCTTCAACAGCCGTTGCCTCAACTTCTGGTGCTGCTACGGTGTCTGGAGTATTTTCCACGACCGCCTCGCTTTCTGTTGGTGTGTTTGGTTCAGCAGAGAGTTCTACTTCCTCTGCTGCGATCTCAAGAACCTGAGCAGACTTGAAAGCCGGTTCAGTTACTAGAGAAACTTCTTTTAACTTCGCTGCTGTGACTACTGTGTGTCCAGCGCGTGAAGGTGCTGATGCGATGATCTCTGCACCTACTGAAAGACCGCTTACGAGTCCTTCTTGCGCCATAACTAGCGCATCGTTGCCACCTGTTGAGCGACTTAGTTTGAAAGTTGCATAGATGCCGTCTGGTCGAACTGTTGCAGTTACCATGCGGCCGATAGGCTTCTTGACATCATGCTGTGATAGCAATTTGATCTTTGAAGGGTCATCTATTTCGATGCTTCCTGCTTCAAAGACTACGCCGCCAAGATTAGTGTTACCGATTTCGCCTGTACCCATTGGCACGATCTTGCCTGAGATTTCGCGGCGTTCCTCGCTACATTCAATAGATGCAGCCTCGATGTATAGGGTTTCCATTAACTCATGCCTTCGCTTCCGTTGGGAGTTAGATCCGTCATTTCCATAGCCTGTTCAGTTGTAATAAGTCCTAGAGTTAGCAACTTCTCAATAACCTGAAGTTCAACCAGAGGATCCTCTTTTAAGAATGTATCAAACACGCTGAAACGAACTTCATGTCCTGCTGTTGAGATATCGTCCATGCTTAGACGAGTCTGAATCGCCTGTACATAGGGTTCGATGCTAAGCGCATAAAATTGAGATCTTTCGTCTTGAACATTCGCATAAGTCATTGTCGTGTTCTGATCGGCGCTTAGATAGTAAGCCGGAACATTCATAGCGCGAGCGATTTCAGTCGATAAGTTCTGGATCGCTTCGTTGTACATCATGTCTTTAGGCGAGAACTGTGTTGACTGGAACTCTAGTGTGCTAGTGAGATATGCAGTCGAGTTATTTTGGCGGCTGCGCTTCCATGCGGCTAGAAGTCCTGAAACCTCTGCAGGTGGCAAGTCTGCGCCTGTGTTCTTTAAGATGCCAGAACTCATTGGAGTTGCAGCAGAGATAGAAGCGGCGCGGTTGATGTCGATCGCTGCTTGGATAGTCTTTCCAGCGCGTTCTAACACGCCTTCGTCTAGCCCTTGGATCGTTACGATGTCATTCATGTCGATCGGATTAGCATCGACATAATATTGCGTGATCATGATGCCTTCAAGATCAGTTGTGAAGGTAACGCGAGAATTGGCGATCCATTCAAAGGCTGAAGGGCGGCCGTCCTCTGCATAACGCTCTGTTACTCGAAGGTAAGCGTTGCCGTAGAATAGAAGGCTATCAACGATCCAGTTAATAGTGACGAATGACGGTTGGTTCTTTGATAGTTGGTTAATCCAACGCGGCGGCGCGATAACTTCGCCGGTGCGCTTGTTGTAATACTCTAAAGGGATCGAAGCGACTGTGCCGCAGATCAAGTTACGAGCGCGAGCAACTGAAGGTACAGACATAGCATCTTTGCGTGATACGCGAAGGGTGAGGCTGCTATAAAGTGAGGGTAAGTTTTCGCCCATTACCTGTGGCGCTGCTTGCGCTTCTACGATTAGCGGTTTGCGCGAAAAGATACCCATAGAGTGCAATTATACACTACATGTAGGTCATTCGGTGTAGATAGCCGCTACCTGTTGTGGTTTCATTAACATCGACACAACCATAGCCAAGGCGATAGGTGCAGAGATGTCACCGGCTGACTTTCGCTTAACAATTCGCCAAGCAGAGTCATTAACTTTGGCCGCGCAGTTATTCATCTGTTGAATTAGGTTTGCTTGGCCATTGTGAACCACTTGATGAGTTACTAGACCGTTAAGCAAGTCTCCGCAAGCCTGATAGAACTGCTGCCCTGAGATGTCTTGGATTATGCACCCAGCATTGGCTAACTTCTCGGCTATTGACTGGGTTGCGTATTTGTCGTAGCAGATTTGGCGCGGTCGATACTGATCTGCCCACGCTTTGATGTCTGCTGCGATCTTTAAGTCATCAACTGAGACTGCTGACTCCCAAGTCTGCAAGATGCCTACGCCTATCTTTCCATTTGGCAAGATTTGACCAGCAACTAGCGAAGCATTACGCCTCGAAGGTGAGACATCGAAGCCAAAGACTGTGTAACCGCCAACTGGAATCTGAAGTTCGCTATCGCTAGTCTCCTCAAGGATTCCATGAGGCCAAGGGCTGCTAAGGGAGTCGATCCATTGGCAAAGCAACTCGGTGCGTGTATTTTCGATCGGGCTAGTAGCAACTGCCTCGGCTAGTGACTCCTTTGTAATCGTGTAGCCAAGTGCAGGGTTAGCCATAGCCCAAGACTGCAGATCATCTATCTTGCAATACTGTGGCGCGCTGTATTCGTAGAAGCCGAAGGACTTTGGTGGGTTGTCTAACGCTCGTTCGCGTAGTTGGTTCAATACAACGCTAAAAGCATCTCCAGCATTGGAAGTTAGAAAGGTGTGGGCGTTTGGTCTAGCGCGAGTTACCGGCATCGCGGCTCGATAGCCTTCCTCTGACCATTCGCGGACTTCATCGAGGAACAGCGCATCGGCTGTTCGACCGCGTGAGCCGTCTCTGGTAGCAGCCACAACATCTAAACGCCTACCGTCCTTCATCTCGATCGACTCAGTACCGTTTGCGTATCTGATCGCCTTTACTAGCGCCATAAGGTTCTCGTTATGCTCAAACACGCTGGCCACTTGGCGAAAGGTGTCCAAGGCCATTGAGCGATTCGATGAAGCGATGATTATGTTCTTGCTATCCCATTTAAGCAGGTGAGCAAGGATCACCATGCGCGTTAGGTGGGTCTTTCCGTTCTGTCTAGCCACTAGTAGAAGGTTCGTCTTGCGAATCCACATGCCCTTCTTATCTACGCGGAGCATGTCGCGCAGGACGAACTCCTGCCAAGGTAATAAGGGCATCTTGATTAGGTTGGCTAGTTCAATTACATCGTCAACCTTAGAAGCGCCTTTAAGGTAAGGGCTGTGGAGTCTAGGCTCGGTTGCCCCTCGCGTGGCTCTGGATCGTTTAGCCGGCATCGGGATCATTCCCGATCGGTTTGGCTGTGAACGGACTGTCTTGGTGGATTTTGGACTGCATCGGAGAGAGGAAGCCAGAAAAGACAGGGGGGGTAGGCACTCTACCTAAAAAATTGGCCTGATTACGGCTGCCCTTGCTGCTGTTGCAACTGGTACAGCAAGCGACTGCGTTCTCAAAGTTGATCACCAAGTCAGGTGCTTTGCTAATTGGAATGATGTGATCGACTGTAGTTGCCGGTGCAGCGCAATAGAAGCATGACCATTGGTCACGCGCTAGCACCTTTAACCTGAATGCTTTATAGTCTCGGCTTAATCTCGGATCTCCTCGCTTAGCCATTACAGATCACCATAACAGGTGTCACATATAAGCCAGTCCAGCATGCGAACCAAGTCATCGAGTATAACTTCCTCACCACATCTGGTGCAGTTGCCTAATTCCATTACTGCCAACCCTTAGTCTTTAGATGATGTAGTGCAGCGCAATAGTCTGGGATCTCATGGTCTAGACCATATCGCTTTGATACATAGTACCAATAGATATAGAACTGATAGTCATAAGGCTTACCTTGCATAGACTTACTACGCATCTGATAGTAGCCATAGTGTGATCCATTAACTGCATCTATGTTGAATCTTGATTCTCTGTAGATTATCTCATTATGACATTGGTATTGCTTATCAGTTAATTGCTTATTGGCTAATGCTTTGATGCTTTTAGTTGGCTGGTTCTGAGCCTCTAATCTATCGGCACTTGCTATAGATAGAAGTATCCCAATAACGAGTGCTACCGAGCGAACTAGCCGCAAGCGGTTCGCTCTGAGCCCCTCGAGGGCTCTAGCCGTAGAGTGTACCAAAGGTGTCAAACTCATTAACATAAGTCCTGCTCAGAACGGCGTGTCGAATTACTTGTCCGTAGAATAGAAACCACTCCCTTTGAACTGAATGCCAAACGATGAATATATCTTGCGCATTGGCTCATGGCAGAATCCACATTCAACATCGTGTGGTTCGTTGATCTTGAGTTCCTTCTCATATCTGAGATTAGCCTCGCATAGATCATTGGTGCATTCAAACTCGTAGATAGGCATTACTTCTCAACTCCATGGACTTTCTCTAGGTGATCAAGCATTAACCGGCTAACTCCTTGTTGACCGCCTAAATAATCGTAAGCGCCGATCAACGAGAATCCACAGAAGCAAGTGTGAAACGCCTTAGGCAGTTCATTGTTGTTCGCACCAGTTGCATGGGTCATTTATCGTCCATTCTCCACATTGGTTGCATCGCTTTATATCCTTATCTTGAACCACATCTTTGCGTTTGTCATAGCCTGCTGCTAAGAGTAACTCCACCAGATCGCCAAGACGAAGCATCGCCACATATTCCTCAGCGTTTTCGCCTTGCCCATTAAGTCTAAAAGTGGCGAACCCCACTAGGCCACTTTCTTTAGTGCGACTCTCGATCTGGCGGAGTGTTCCCTTTACATCGAGTCCTGTGCGCGCCTTAACCTCGCAGTCGAACGGAACATTGAGAATGTCACGCCCAGAACCTCGACCAACCACAGCGCCTTCCCACCAGCGCCGTAGATACTCTGCAACCACGCGCTCGGTGCGAAAGCCCCGATGCTTACGGCTTTGACTCATTGACCGCGTGGCACTTCTTGCATGACCATGTAATTGCAGTACCGGCTATCCAGAACGCTAATTCCTCGCGTGGTACAGGCTCATTACATAGATGACAAATGATCCTAACCTGCAAAGCGTTTAAAAGTTCCTGATGTTTAGCCTTCTCTGCTAATTCATCATCGGTAGGGAAGTTCTCCCATTCACCGTCTTGGTTCATAAACTGTAGGCCGCTCATTGTCCTTCACGCACCTTCCAAGTACCGTCAGGTGCAAGGTTGTACCAAAGTACATCTTTGCATGCGAAGCAACTGAAGTTAGCCCAAGGCTTGTTGGTCTTATTGCTTACGCCTGTTTTCCATGTCATCGGTTTATGGTCATGACAGTTGCGACACAGTGGAATGTCTTTGTCGATCTTAACTCCGCCTAATACTTCTTTGACCAGATCCACAGCAGCCTCAGCAGTTGGTGCTGGTGTTACGGCTTTGACAGTCCAAGGATCGTCCTCTGCCGGCATTGTGATCTTATCGGCTAACTTCTCAGCGAACGGCTTAGGTTCTGCTGCTTTAACCTTTGACATCTCCTCGCGGCTAGGGCGTTTGCCTTTCGTAGCGTAGCCTGCGTTAGCAAGTGCCCGACCGATCGCACTTGTTTCGCAGTTCTCAAGCGCGCTCGTAGAGTTAACTCCTCTAGTCGAGACGGTTTCCTCTGCATAGCCAGTTGTCCAAGCCTGTGCATCAACTTCAGTTCGATAAATAGCAGCCTTAACAATAAATCGCTGAAGCGTTGACTCAACCAAAGTAGTTTCAATTCGAGCATCGGGATATTCCTTCCAGAACTTTTCTAATCGTTCCTCTACCGTTTCGTAGTCCTCTAAATTAAACATATAGTTCGTTCTCCTGAGTGTGTAGAGTTCCGGCTATTGCGGCATAGGCTGCCATGTCCACATAGGTGTCAACACTAGCCGACTCCATGCTTCTTGCGAGTTTGACCAGTACCATAATTCCTGCGACCTGATAATCGTGGATCGGCATGTCGAGATATGCGCTGAGTAGTCGTGCGGTGCGCTGCATGTTGTCACTAGGGTGGCCGTATTGCAGACCACGATCTTGAATGACTGCTTTGGCTTCAGTAAGGAAGTCACCTGCTTTCATGCTCTCACCTTGTTGGCTTGCTCGATCTGTTGACGAACCGCTCTGCGACCGTCTGTGTAGCCTGTGTTAACGCCCAGTGTGTAGAACCAAACGCAACTGGCAAACCAGCCCAGCATTAGGAAGGCGATGTTTAGGGCGCTCATTAAGCCACCTCATTGTATGAGTAGTTATGTTCTGCATGTTTGTGGCTGTTAACTTCGTCTTGAGTATATGAATAGACTGTGCGGCTGTTACCAGTTGACCAACCGCATGAACATTCTGCATCGAAGCCGTCCCATGAACCGCGCATTGTTGCGTTGCGTGGGAGTTTTTCATTACCAGCCCAAACGAACCATTTGATGCTGACTTTCTGATCTGTTGCGTATAGTTTCATTTGTTTGCCCTTTCGTTTCTGTGAGACTTTCTCACTTCCACAGGGATAACATTAGACCGATTTTGGTCAGATTTCGACTATTTGGCGTTTATTTTGATAACGGTTTGGTAACAATTCTGCCTCATCAACTGCATCGTCTATAGTCCGGCGAATGTCTGGGAAGTCATCTAGCCCTGCCATAGCGCCTTCCATTGACCACGAATGTGCCGTCCTTCTCAAGGTTGATGAGAGTCACCTGAGTATCCTCAACGATAATAAAGGCCTGCTGCCAGTTAGCAGTTCCCTTCGTGTAGGAAGCCTTGCGGATATCCATTAGATGACCGCCTTCTACGCCTCGCAGAATACGCCCTAATTTGCCCCCAGAAGCCTCTGTGAAGGCCGATACCCCTGCTCTGTGTGTGTGACCGCAAACCACGCTGATCCCATGCCTACGAGCCGCTCCAAGGGCTGTGAGGCCTGCATTAGAGTTGATAGCCTGTTCATCTCCATGGACTGCAACCCAGCCCTTAGCGAAGGCGTAGGGCTTCTTATGGTAGGTGATGCCTAGTTCGTCCAAGCGCATGAACCGCTCGAAGCGTAACTCAGGCAAAGCCAAGAACGCTGGAATCTTTTTCATTATTACATTGTAAAGACGGTCTGTGTGGTTGCTTCTGATCATGTGCGCTTCTTTAGCGTGTTCAGTCAGAGACCAAAGAACCTCGACCGCTTGGTCTCGATCCTCGGCTAAGGTTTGTTCGTACCAGCCTGCTGTTCCTTCTGTCCACCGGCTGATCTGTGGTAAGTCGATTTCGTCTCCCAGAGTAAGAACGCTATCTGGGCGGTATGCCTTAATAAAAGATGCAACATTCCTGACAGCAACTTCATCGTGATATGGCACTTGCAGGTCTGGCACTATAACTGTGCGTTTCAAGTTTAGTCCTCATCATCGTCATCGTATGGAAGCGGATCTATCTGGTTCGGCAGTTTAGGAAGTATCCAGTCAGGATAAGCAGTAGGTTCAACGATTATGGCTAACGCAATATCTATGGACATGCCTGCCCTGCGTAGGGCTTTATACATTTCATTGACTGAAATAGCCCAGACATCTAACGCGTTGTAGGTATCTAGGTCGATAGCCTTCTTGCGAGCCATGTGACTAGTGTCTCTTACCTAGTAATTCAATAATCGTATCGACACGCGCTTCTAGCCGATTAACTTGATCTTTGATAGATGAGCCGCTATTGGGCTTCAACTCCGCTAAATAGTGCTTGATCAGGAACTGCAGCATCGCAGTTACACCACCCAGCACCGTCACGATCGCTACTGCAATAGCAGCGTAGTCTGTAGCGTTCATCGTTTGGGCGTGGCATAGCCAAAGACACCAGCAAGAACAGCCCAAAGAATCGAGCGGTAATCTGCTGCGAAGTTAGATGCAGCCCAAGCCGATAGGAATGCACCGGCGGTTAGCACTAGTGGATTTTTCATGTTCATAGACTTCCCCCTAATAACGGAACATTAAAAAACGAATTGTCTTGATCCCCTTTGCGAGAAAAAGAACAGTGGAGATGAGTGCGGTGCTGATTAATCCCTTTATATTTTCTCCAACGCCATAGACTTCTAGGGCTTGCGATTTTGCCGTCAAAGATGAGATACGCGATTCGGCGATCAGTCTTTGCCAAGATACGAAGTTGATCTGCCACATAGGGCATGATGTCCGGCTCAGACTTCCCTGATAGACCGCGTGAAATGTCAACGGCACGAACCCAGCCTTGCTCATCTGGATTATGGTCAGACTTACGAGTTGAGTGCTTACTATCACCGATCCAGCCGTCTGAGGAACGCAGACGATCGCCGTAGGCATCGTCAAACTGCTCTCTTAGTTGAATACCGGCTTTGCATAACTTAGGTTTCATGCAAGTAGCAGAGCGGCTTCTTCGGCTGTAATTCCAAGGCGATCAAGCAAAGCGGATTTAGCCTGCGCTTTAATTGCTTCTTCTGCATGGCGAGCAGCATTGGCATCTTGATCTATTTGATATTGAGCCAATTCTCCAGCGTTCATCTCGCGTTCGATCTCTTCGCCAGTTGTGGCGTTGTGGATTTTAATCATTGGCTTAGTCATTACTTAACTCCAAATACTTGATAAGTTCCACCTGACCAGTTGCCAGCCAAAGGGAATAAGTCGATTTCTGTTACTGCCGATGTACTTGCCCACATGCCCGTAACATTTGATGCATGTTTAGTTCCGGTGTTGATACCAGCGCCAGTTATCGACACAGTTTTGTAATTTCCTGCGGTGTAATTCTGGATAGTTATTTGCCAGCCCTGAGTTGCGCCTGAAGCCACATTGACTGGGAAGTCGTTAATAATGCTGCTCGCGCTCTGATTTTGTAAAGTAACCGTACGCGCGCTAGATAATCCCGTATAAGCATAATTCGTGCCTGTGTCGTTATTTAATCTAACGCAAAGATTTTCAGCGTTTGAGTTCGTTGGAGATATTACATAACACACTAGAGTCTTATACGAGCCAGAAAGTCCTGTTATAGATACCTGAGAACCAGACATCGAACCGCTTGCTAATGAAGTCATGCCGCCATTTGGGCTAGCCCAAGCCACGCCTGTTGCAGCAGTTGAGTCGGCTGTAAGAACTTGACCGTTAGTGCCGACTGCCACGCGAGCGTTCGTTGTAGAGTATCCGTAAAGATCGCCCTTAGTGGTTAAAGGTGAGGCAGATCCGCCAAGTGCGACCCATGCTGAACCTGAATAATACTCGGTCGCATTGGTGTCTTTTAGATAAGACATCATGCCCTCGTAGGGAGTAGTTATAGCAGCAGTTCTGGCAGCAGCATCAGCGAAAACCATGACGGTTTGTGAGGCTAAATATCCATTAGCAGCCGCGGCTGATAACACATCTCCAGTTGAAAACTCGATAAATCCTAAACCTTGCGCCATTATTTCTCCTAATACGCCATTATGCTAGTGCCGATTATACCTGATATGTCTGATCCGATGATGAACCCTTCAACGATCGGTTCGAGAGTTGTCACAGTTACGCTCATGGCATTTGGCGTTATGTTCCATGAGAGTCCTTGCGCCTGTAAAGTCTTAACGATAGTTGAGCCGTCTGGCTGAACATTTGTAATCTTTAAGTTCGAGAAGTAATCCAGACCAAGCATCGTGGCAGTAGGAACATCTGGATCGAGTAGATCGACCGTCATGGCATCTATGCGGATCGTGGTCTCTTTGCGAGTTGCTACATATATCTTGGCCACATTGAGAGCATCTGCATCAGTCTGGAGAACCAAGTTATTCTCGTTGATCTGATGAGGGAAGTACTTGGCAATAGAGGCTGAGTCCTCAGATACCTGCTGAGTTCCGCCGTAACGAGTCATGCCGGCTGAGTTGATAATCAACTTATCATCGAAGGCAAAGGTTAGGTTTGTGTAAGGAATCCCAGTTGTCTGGTTAAACTCGATCGGAGTCTCACCGTACTTCTTAATAACATTCGTACGGTTTAGGAATATCGCTGTGCCTTCTGTGTCGATATAGAACGCGCCTTGTTCAGAGAACTCTGCGTTCTTAAGGGCATCAAGGGCTGTTCGTGATGTCGCTGGATCTGCTATACAGGTGGTGTTGCCTGTGTCTATGGTGCGCATAGATGACGGCCATTGTACTTGCGAAAGAATGCGGTTTATACGAGTGCCGGTGTCTTGCCCAGCCGTAGCATCTGCCACAGTTGTGATCCCAGCCTGCTGCATAAGTCTGAAAGCATCTGAGCATATGATGTCCACATAGCCTGTTTCTTGGCCTTGAGGATAGGTGTACTTGTAGTCTGTTGTATAGCCTGAAAATAGGAAGTAACCAACGCCGCCTACTGTTGCTGAGACACGCAGTTTGCGGAGTGGAGTTAGGAAGCCAAAGTAAGGCGAGTTAACATTTTGTGGGTTGAAGTAAGAATCAGGATCTAAGACTCGAATCGTTGCAGACCCAGCCTCGTAAGTATCGCGCATGATATTGCGGCCACGCTTGATGCTGATCTGTCTAACATTCGGCGTTAGATCGACCGTAGGCTCTGGAGTAGTACTAGAGGCAAGTGTGCCTGTGCCTAACTTGCCGTACTTTTCATCACCGATAGTAAAGGGATAGCCGAAAGTAGCGCCGCTAGTGAAGTCGAACGAGACTGCTATCTGAGCAGGAAGTGTCATGGCCCGAATGAACCGCCTTGCCTAAATATGGCAGAGAACTTGGCAGATAGTGAAGCATCAAGCAAAGTATCTCGGAGAACATCTTGCAGACTTTCTTGGGCAATTATCGAACCTGCGTTGACATTAACTGTGAAGTCAACCCCTGCTGCGCTGGTCTGTGTTGAAGCGTTAGGTAGGGAATACTGCTGACCAGTTACGCCGTAACCAGTAGCCATAGATGTAGGAACTGCGCCCATAGAACTAGGAACTACTGAAACATTGCCTGCTGCAATACGAGCAACTTGGCTTTCGATCATGTCCAGATAAGACTTCCATGCTGTAAAAGGGTTCTTAGCATCTGGCAGGCTTGCTAGGTAGGCTGCTAGTTGCTGTGATAGCCCTTGTGACTTGGCAAGTTCTCCAGCGAGTTTAGATGCTTCTGAAGTATTGCCAGTAAGGATCGCTAACTGCAGTTCAAGGCGCTTGCGCTCCTCTGCTGTAATCTCGCCCTTGAGCGCAGCAATAATTGAAGCCTGTTGAATATCAAACAGAGTTCCAGCCTTCTGCAAGGCTGTCTGTTCTTTAATCGCCTTGGTTTGTTCTTTAGTTGTCTTGAGTAGTGCATCGCGGTTCTTTTTCGCTGCCTTATCGGCTGCCGCCTTTGTTAACTCTGCGCGAATTGCTGGAGTGATGCCTGATCGGTCAACTCCTCGGTTCATCTCGGTCTCGCCTATTGCGCGGAAGGCTTGCAAGTCACCACGCGCTAGGGCTGCTAACTGACCAACGCCTACGCCGAAGCGGCGCACGAAGGTAGCAAGTGCAGTTGAAGTCTTTTCAATAAGGTTGAGAGTGTTAGTAAGTCCACCTTCTCCACCGCCGCCAAGGGCTGCGAGTGCATCGAGTAAGCCGCCGCCAATAATTTCCTGAGCGTTATTAGCCGATACAGATAAACGCTGAAGCGCACCGGCATAGGTATCGACTGCAACTGTTGCCTGCCCACCGAATAGACCGTCAATTCGTGTCTGAACTTCCTCGAAGGACATAGCCTTGAGTTCAGCCTGAGTTAAACCTATGCCGTACTTAGCAAGGGATCTAGTCTGGCCTACATAAGCCTTTGATAAGTCACCTGCTACGGATACAACATCTGCGCCGCTTGCCGCGCTCAGATCAAGTGCTGTGCGGAGTAACTGTTGGCTCTTAGCGACATCTCCAGTAGTAGTTAATAAACGCTGGAAGGCTGGGCGCAGTTGGTCATCGAGGATACCAAACTGCTTTTCAAGATCAGCAATAAAGTTCTTAACAGAAGGATCTGCGAAGGCTAAGCCTAAGTTATCTAAAGACTGGGTTAATACTCTGGCTGCTTTGTCATCTTGAGCAAAGGCTTTAGCAGCGTTGAAACCTGCGCGGCCTAAACGCTGGACGGTAAATAAACCAACATAAGACTTGGCAAGTGTCTTAACCTGAGAGTTAAGGCTAAGGGTTGACTTAGCGGCATCTTGAAAGGCTTTCTTGCCAGAGAATACCGAAGCAATATCTATCTTTAGATCGGCCATTATTTCACCTTAGTCTTTGCTTTGAACTCAATAGCAGAATTACCGATCGCTTTAACTACTGCTGCTGTCACTTTGCCTTGATCCTCAGCAAACGCTCTAAATATTACGCGACCAGTCATCTTGCGAGATACGCGGCCTCGCTGGCCTTGTTGTCTTGGTCGCGCGTTGACCAGTTGACCAGTTGCGTTGGCTCTAGCGATGAACTGCTTGCCAGCATTAGGGTTTAGTGACTTGTTGATATCTTTACCAGATGCCCACACTTGCGTGATATCACCTACGCCAAAGCGACCGCCGCTATAACCAAGTGTTCTACCACCAGTAGGTTGACCATTTGGAGACTTGCGCCCTGCTGTCTCATAGATCGCTCCACCGGCGGAAGTGTTAACAATTCGAGCCAGAGACACAAAGCCGCGTTGATTTGGTTTAGAAGGGCGTGTGGAGTATTTAACTCCGCGCTTGGCTTCGCCTTGATCGTACTTAGGGAACTCACGATATTTAGTAGTCTCGCTAGATGAACTGGCTGAAGTCCAGCCCGACAGCATCGCAGTATTAGACGGCAAGTAGCCACGCGCTCTGTTAGTAATTGGCTTGAGCGCAGCAGCCATTTGCTTAGTAGTTGCCTTGGCTAGATCAGGCTCGAACTCTTTAAGGGCTTTGCGGAGTTTATCTGCGCCTTTTAGTTCGACTGGCATCGCTTTGCTCCTTTGCTCTGTCTTTCAGGGCTTGAAGTAAAGTCCTGAACATCGTGTGATCTAGTTCAATTAAAGTCTGTGGCGAGAGTCCTGTCTCTAGCGATAGTCTCGCTACGAGATAGGTGAAGGACTCTCGCGTTACTCCAAAGGGTCGTCATCGAGAACTTCGACTCGCGCCAAAGTTTCCAAGAACAGTTCTCCGAAGGGTTTTACGGTTTCACCCGACCGACGAATTGCTTCCCAGCAGAGCCAATATACATCGGTCTGCTTTTCATCATCTCTAAAGGCTTTATGAAAGCCCTTCTTTGCATATTGCTCGAAGGCGTACTCGATCGCCGGAGTGATCTGGTACTCGTTAACGCTTCCGTCTGCCCTTGTTACCTTTAGTTTTGCCATTCTTTTGCCCCTTAGTTAGTTATTACGCTGTTGTGACTGCAATAGTACCGTTGACATTCCAAGTTACGGACTGAGTTGAAAGATCGCCAACTGCACCGTTAATAGGTGTGATGTTATTGACCAAGCAAGACATTGTGTAAAGTGGGTTGGTTGGGGCTGTTGCGCCTGAAGTCTGCTTTACTGTAACAGTAGTGCTAGTTCCCCATACTGTGTTCAAAGTCTGAAGTGTCTTAGAAGTTGCTTCATCGTTAAAGAAGTCGATAGTGATAGATGATGCTTCCAAGCCTTTTACGAACTTGTGGCCTGAGTCTCCCATTGCTGTGACTTCTAGTTCATCGAATGAACGGTTGATAGTTACAGATGAAACTAGAGATGATAGATCAACCGCATTAACAGTTAGAACTACACCATTGCTTAGATATACTGACATGTGGTTTATTCCTCATCTTTCTTGGTTGCTGGTTTTGGTGCTGCCGGAGCGGTCTGACCGATCTTGATCAGGAACGCTGCGTTGTCTTTTTCCCATTGTTCAAGGGTCATTTTAACTCCAACTCGTTAGGACTGAGACCTGCATTGAGCAGGTTAAAAGATCGCCTGATGCAGCATTGAGAACGCTAGGCGCGCTCACATCTCCCACATTATAGACGATAGAGGAAGCCGCTAGTTTGTTAAAGACTGCAACTAGCAGATCCTCAATTCCATTTAGGTTGCCCTCATTATCGAGAAGCGGCACGAATATGTTCAAAGAAAAGTTAGCAAGTGGCGCAACATTATTGCGGCCATTATTAGTTGGTGTTAAGTAAGGATCAGCCGGACTGATCACTACGCTATTGACGATAGGCGTAGCAGGCGGAAACGAGAATACAGAGTATTTAGTGTTATCTACTAGCGCGGCTGCAATAGTTGCGCGAAGGGTTGAGATCGCTGCCATGGTCAGCCAACCATGCTGCGCGGATCGAGATAATTTGCCAATAATCCTCTGACTCTTGCAACGAGTGTGTTAGACATTGTGAATGGGCTAGGCGTATATCCGTCAACTGACATTCCCTGTCCGCTTGGTGCTTGGCGCGCTTGCCAGATAGCGATCGAGATCATGAGGCTTGCTTCTTGGATCGCTGGGATAGTTGAATAATCAACATAAGTATCGGCGGCTACTGTGCCGTAAGGGTTCACAGGGTGGAATGGCGCAGCGGTATTATTGTTGCCAGTAATCGCGTAAGTGATTTCCTTTTCGCCAACGCCTGTAATTGTCTTGTTGCCGTTGTGCTTAGATCCGCAGCCTGTGATGTTTACAGTTTGGCCTACATAGAACACATCATCGACATAGTCATTGAAGTAAGAAGTGCCGGTATTGGTGCTATTGCTATGCCCAATTATTGGAGTCGTATTAGCCCATAGAAAAGGGATCAA